CATGTTCTTATTGAGATCCTGTATACCAGAATGACAATAAGAGATTGAATCAGCAGCAATTTTAATGCCCTGATTGGTTGAGTTCTTTAATCCTTTTGGATTGTAAAGATAATATTCGGCACTCTTTTGAGTGAGTTGAGTATTTAGATCTTGACCGCGTAACATTTCGGGTCGTTTCTGGTCATACTCTGTGACCTTACGGATCTTACGAGGATCTACATAACGTAGTTCTGTAAGACCTAGTTTTGGATTATCTGGATCTATAACCTTATGATAAAATAATCTACCATCAACATACCACCGACGGAAGATTTCATAAGATCTATTATCAAAATCAAGAAGACGAAGGATAGTATCAAACTCATCCCTAATTAACTTCTTAATTTTTTCTGATTCTTTTAGATTAGATAACTCTACTTCAATCGGAACATCATCAAAATTACCGCATATAGTTTCATTTACTATGTCATCCACAGCACTATCGCACTCTGGTTGCATAACCATTTCTCTATATCGAGTGATTAACTCAAAGTCATTTCTGACTGTTCCATCAAAGTCCACGGAATATCCATAGTACCCGCCACCTACAATAGGTTGCGAGCCATCCATACTATCCTTCTGAACAAAAGAAGGTCCCTTAGGAACCTTCTTTGCTCTCTCAAGTGAAAAACCGAAGAGCTGATTAGCCATTAATTAAAATTTATTGGTCCTATGTTTATTTAGCAACTATTTGAAACTATGATTTATAGTCAAACGGAGTCCAGTATTGAACTTGCATCTCCACAGTAAACTCTTCAACAGCATCGTTATTACCGAAATCAAGATCGATAGCAGCGATTGCACTTGGGAATATGTTGTAGAATTTATATGATTTAAGAATCTCTTGTTTCTGACTAGAGCTTTTCTCAGTGCTTCTTGCTAATTGATGAACTACCATGTCCGCGAAGTAACCAGTAGAATCATCTTCATTACCTAGAGTAGCAGCTGCAGTAAAGTTCTCATTGTATGCTTGAATTGAAGATGCCCAAAGTTCAAATGCACTTCTAAGTACGAACTTACTATCGTTCATGATAGTAATAGTCCATGGTTCAAATGTTCTGTCACCTGCAATTTTTAAAACTCGTCCTCTAAAAGGAACCTCTATGACACCAATCTGGGAGGAAGGCAAGTTCGCTGCACGAACTGTAAATTTTCCTTGGTTCTGAATTGCCTTACCATCTATACCAGTGATCCCTGTTGGAAACGAAAGATCTACTTGGAATAAATTGGGTCTTGCAAAATCTGATGTTACTCCTGCTTTGAAACTGTCAATAGTAAATCTGTCTGCCATTTTTTTAATGCGTAAGTCCTGTCCTTTATATTTAGACGTATGAATATTTTCGAGCATAAAAAAACCTCCGCAACGCGGAGGTCTTTATGTCTTTATTGATTATTGTGCGACTTCGCTGAAGGAAACTCCAGTTCTTGTTGCCACAAATGTTAGTGAAATGTAGTTGATAGTGCGTGTTGGTTTCACGAATATCTCAGCATAGAACTCACCACGATCAACAGATGCAGGTGGGTTGTTTTCTGAGTCACACTTGATTAAGAAATCAGTTACACCACGACGACCTTGAACATCTCTTAGATATGGTTCAACAATGTTGAGGAAGAGTGATCTTTGTGCTTCATCGTTTTGCTCAAACAACTGTGCCTTAGCAGCGTTAGAAATAACTTTCTCGATTGTAAGGAACAAGCGACGAACGTTGATTCTATCAAATGCACTTGCAAATCCAAGAGCAGTCTTGTCACCGTAAAGTACTACACCTTGACCAGGGAATGATACGATTGGGTTAATGCGTGCTGCATATAACTTATCTCTCTGTGTCTGTGTAGGAGTGAATGCTAGTTTAATTGCATTTCTTAGGATACCGCGTTGGAAACCTGCTGGTGAGAACCATGGTTCTGAAACCTCAGTTGTCTGTAGGCAAAGACCTGCAACGTCACCATTACAAGGAACGTAACGATAAACATCATTATACTTATCGTAGATATATTTGTATCCTGAGTCAAATACTAGGTAAGAAGAACTTGGTAGTTGATCAAAGAATCCAACAATGTTATCTGTAATAGTATTAGAACTAGAAATACCAATTACATTACCACGACGAGGTGATACAAACACCATACAGTCGCGTCTTTCTTCTGCAATATTTACTAGAGCAGTTATCTTAGCGATTGCAGCAGCATCATCAGCACCAGAAGGACCAGCAATAATGAAGTCTACATCTTGTGACTCAGGATCTTGTCCTAATTCATATGCTGTAGAAATACCTGTGTTAGTAACAGTATAGTTACCACCAGCTACTGCGTAATCAACTCCACCAGTTAGTCTGTAGTAGAATGTTGAGTTGTTTTTAGATCCAACAGTTGTTCTACCTGCAGGATAGTCAGTAGAACCAGTAGATGAACGAAGTAAGTTAAACTGTCTAGAAGCAGCAGTTTGTCCCCAGTTACCATCAGATGCTGAAGCAGTAGCAGAGAATAAACCAGTCTCATGCTTACCCCAATAGATGTATGAAGACTTTTGCTTGATTACTTCTTTGTAGTAATTTGTCTCTCCAACAGATGACTTAGCGTCAGATGCTTTTGAAAGACCTACGAAACGCTCAAGAACTGCACCTGCTGTACCAGTAATACCACCATCAACGTCAATTACAACAATGTGAACTTCATCTCTGAATCCACCAGCGTTACTTGCGTATAGTGAAGTTTCTGGACGAGGAGCAACGTTTACCCATTTTACACCAGGTAGATACTCACGCTCTGAATACTCATCTCTTACAGAACTGATAGCAGCAGCGTTAGAGTTTGTATCTTGAATACTATCAGCAGCAGCAAAGTCAATAGTGTCTTTGTTCTTAGCGATATATACACGACGCTCAATACCAGATGTAGCAATTACAGCAGTGTTAGAACCTTGAGTTACAGTCTGACCATCAGCGATGATACCAGTAACACCACCACTAGGAATACCTAGTTCAAGTTTTTTATTTGCAGGATCCCAAGCAAGAACATTGACTGTTTGGTTAGAACCTGAGATTGAAATAGTTGTAGAAGTGCCAGGTGTAAAGTCACCGACAACAGTTGTTACAGTTAGAACGACACTATACTTGAATACTTTACCTGCAGCACCGCCTGTTGCAGATACTGCCTCGTCAGCAACGAATTCCCAATCGTTACCAGAACCAGGTGCAGGTACAACAGCGATCTGATCAGCACCAGCATCTGTTTTAAAAATTCCTATTGAATTTCCTTTTGTGCCAGCTGTTCTAGAACCATAGAACCATGTGTTTGTTCCACCTTCATATGTGGTTTCGTAATCTTGTAGGTTTTTAACCTTTACTGCAGTTCCGTTTGAAACAGCGTTCTTTAAATTTGTAGAGTCTACGCGAACGGTTTTTAATGTTCCACCGTAGGATAGGAACTGTGCAGCAGCATACCAATATTCGTAATTGTTGTCATTTGGTTTTCCAAACTGATCAACTAAATCTCTTTCTGAAGCAATCTCTACGATTTGCTCAACAGGTCCTAACTCAAAAGGTGCTGCCATCAAACCGATATTCTCGGTCGATGCAGTGGTAATAGTAGTAAGATCTCTTTCCTGTACAACTACACCTGGCGATGACTGATTGGCTGCCATGTTTAATACTCTCCTAAAGTGCTCTCAGCGTTAATGTCTAAGATTATTTATATTTTTGAAACCTTACCTAAACTCCCACATGTAGGATTTATCCCCATATTCCGCGGCTTTCCACACATCTCCTTGAGCATCTCTAAATTGATCTTCTTCTAAACCATCATCTACAAATCCAAACGGAGCCATATCCTGTTCTATTGAGTCTCTCTGGTCTGCATATATTCTTGCTCTTACATCATTATCATGCATCTCTTTAAAGTATTCTTGCATAGCCATCCATCCAAAGATGACTAGACACATAGCGAGATCATCATTGCATCCTTCTTCAGCAGCAAATGATTGACCCTTTTGAATAAATGTAGTAAGTTCTGCAATAGTGTCATAGTCAGGAATGATAAGTTTATCCTCTTCAATCAATGCTTTTAAGTTTGAACATCCAACTGATTTTACAGCAGTTGACATCTTTACACCTAATTGTGTTTTCTTACCAGAAAATCCTTGACCTAATTGTTGACCCGCACGTCCACGCATTGCTGCCATCAATAAATTCTCGTACTCTAAATCAAACTGAATAATATCCGCGACCTGTCCACCTATATCATTTACCTCACAAAGAACGTATGCGTTGTTATAATTTTTTGCAACATCAACAACTATGTTAGGGAATATGATAGGTTTGATTTCATTATTCTTATATCTAGCAACCATTTTATATGGTAGAGTTGTTGTATCAATTACAGTAAATGCAGAATAATCATTTCCTATTCCACGAGATACGTCCACTGTTACAATATAATTATGTTCTTCTTTCTTATCTTCAAATACTGCAAGACCTCTTTTTTCTTTAAGTGGTTCATCATAAGGCATGATCCTTAACTTACTAGGAGCGATCAATGTATCAACAGATCCTAAGAACTCACACTCAAACTCAACACGAAACTGAGATTCTGATGTGTTCTTAATAGTTTGTTCTTTCCATACATCATCTCTACCTGGCACTTGTGACCAGTGAACTTCAGTAGGCACATATTCATTCGTTCCACGCTCTGCATCATGCCAGAGTTTGTAAAACATATTCATTCCGTGAGGAGTAGATATGATAATAACTTTTGTAGACTTACCTGAGGAGATAGTTGGATACACAGAACTAAAAAACTGATCAGCGATATGATTTGGAATGAACGCGAATTCATCCAAAAATATAACGTTAAACGACATACCCCTGACAGCAGAAGCGGAAGTAGAAGCAGCCATGATTTTACTGCCGTTTTCAAGTTCCAGAGAACCTCTGTTCCATTGGAGGATTCCTTGTTGGAGGTATCTTGGGAGGTTTTCATATGATAATTGTAAACGTTGAAGCATCTCACGAGCAGTCGCTGCCTTGTTAGCAAGGATTGCTACGTTGACACTAGGATTAAATAGAACATACCATAATAAGTATGAGGTAACAACAGTTGATTTACCAGACTGACGTGGTAGTTTTGCTATATTAAATCTATGGTTATGAAACTTACCAACCATCTCTTCTTGAAAATCGTACAGATCAAAAGGAACTAAACCCTCATCTAGTGATACGATTTGAATATAAGTTTTGATAAAGTATACAGGATCCTCAGCACACTTAATTACCTCAGCAACTTCTTTCTTAGTGAAGTTCTGTGCAACGTTTGCTTTTTTTAAATTAGGATTACCTAAGTATTGGTCAGTTGTTGCCATTTTGGTTTGTCAAATAAAACATCATTGATGTAATCGTCTGCCCATTGCGGATCAAACCATTGACTGAGGACTGCTTTAGTCTTTGTATTTTTTCTTTGAGACGTGCAGTACCAGCATTGATCATCAATCCTTTTCATAGTATTTATCCATTGCATGTCGAACACTGCATTCTCTACTATGCCTCTATACAAACGAAGTGATTCTTTAATCATATCCAAATACATATATTTTTCTTCTTCAGTCTTAATACGAACAAACTTACATCCTTCTGAAAATACCTCTTCACCCCATTGTGGTAAAATTCTATTGTCTGTAAATTGATACTTGAATGCTATATCTTTATATAATTCTATTAGTCTTTCTGTGCCACACACAGGAGTTATGTCTATGATTGCAGCAGTAATTACTTTTGGTGTTGCTACAATATCAGCACCAAAAATGGGTATAGGATAATCTACTGAAGGATACAATACACAATGCATCACTTCAATGTTATCCGTATACCCAATTTCTAAATGCATCTTTCTAAGTTTTTTACT